ACGAGGACTTAAGTAAAAACCCCTAAGGTTCTGTGGCTGAGCTTCGGAGAAACCTCCTAGGTACAGATAAAACGCATTACATAAAGACCCAGTAATACGAGTGACTAAATAGCATAAACTAATTTACGACAATAACAAGTAGTCAACTTGTAAATTGAAGAGTTCACACGAACTACCACTGCGTCTCACACGACACCGATTCTTTCCTCGTGAATCCAAGTACGCGCGAACCTCGCTCTGTCCCCGGCCCACGCCGACAACGTTTGCACAACCGAAAACGGAGGATCCTTCTTGCCGTGTCGCTCTGCGACCGCCAAGCAAAGCCGTTCCAGTACGCGCCAATCATCGTAGTGCCTGCAGTCCACCTGCAACGCCTCGTGTTTCTCGCCTATACGCTCGACAGCGCTGACCTGGCCACTCCTGGTCAGAGCAGCAACTGCAGACTCGTATTTCTTCAAAGGGTCTGCGACCCAATACCACCAGCCCTCAACTTGCACCAAATACCGACTGCAAAAGTACATATGCTCCACAGCAAAGAACTTCGCACTGAAATTGAACTTCAGGGCCAGACCTTCGACCGTACGACCCACGTCAATACGCGTCAGCGTCTCCAGCAAATAGTCGTCACCGGTCACCGACAACGACACAACTTGCTCGCGTTTCAGACCAGCGGCAGTGACAATCGCTGCCAGAGTCACGTAGCCGTTCCTCCAAAGTGTATCAAACACCCCGGAGACCCCTTGCAATGTCAACCACATTACGAACCCGCACATTATGCTGACAGCACGCTTTTCACCATAAATGGTTTCATACTGCGCCAACAACGCCGCGTCAAACCCATGCGTTCTGTAGAACTCAATCATGACGCACTTTGCCATGAGCTCCAACGAGCTATCGTAGTTGTAACTATCGCCTTCATACCTGCACAGCGTCTCCGCGCTTCGCCTGACTGGCTCAAGAGTGTTGAACCAAAGTTCGTACTCCGCCGGAGAACCCCGAGCATTGAGCTTTACCCCCGGTAAAACCAAAGAATCGAACACCTTCGTCATACGACCCAGCATGGAAGAATACAACGCATTCGTGCTGCCTGACTCACTATACAAGATAGTCTGAGGCAACGCGACCTTCGAACCAGAACCTGGATCGACAGGTGCCTTTGACTTGGCCTTGGTCATGAGTAGCCAAGACTTCATGTCAATGTCCGCGGTTGAGAAAAACTCAGCCAGCATGCGTTTCCCCTTTTGCACGTCAACCTTAGGGACATACGACTCCAAATCTGCTTCCGTCGGTTTCCACAAACCGTTCTCGAGCTCACGAGCCAAAGTCTCGCGCCAATCCGTCCTATAACAAACGTCTATGACGGCTCGAACCGCTTCCAACGGTTCCGTAGAAAAATCCACGTGTCCCCGCACCTCGGTGGCGTTTCCGTTCCGCTTCACCACAGCAGCCAACGTGGAAAT